GTAGGAGCTGAACAGTCTTGATAAGACCAAACATTATATCTACCTTGGTTCCAAGACCCATTGCCATACCCCTGCGACATTAGTTAAGACTTATATCCAAGTCGCCAGCGGGTACTCTAAATACGTCACCAGCAGCAATAGCTTTAGAGCTTGCTAAAGAAGCATAGGCGAGCATATTTCCACTTGTACTGGCATCTAGCAAAGCCACTGCAACGACTGTCCCATACCCTGATCCTGTCGCTGTCGCATACTCCACCGCTCCAGAATTAGTTGTATCGCTTCCGCTCGTAGTCAACGCAACCGTTTGACGAGCGTAGCCAGTACCAGAACTACTCACTTCAGTACCAGCAGAGCTGTCTGTCGGAGCTACCGTGTAAAGGGCTAGAAACTTCGTCCCAGGCTGACTGAAAGAAGCACCGGAAAAAACATATCCTAGAACTTTTTCTTCAAGGTAATTTGTAAACGCCATAAAACTTATCCAAAAGTAGGGACGCGCATTTGCGTCGATGTTTGACCGCTAGTTCTTTCGTTGGAGATATTCATGTCTTCAATCATTCGCTGATATAACGAAGAGATCATTGGAAGCCTTTCATCGTCACGCAAATAAGGCGTTGCCTGTATTAACGATCCGTAGAGATAAATATCAGGGGATAAGTCCAACAACCAATTAGTCGTATTACTGTCAGACAAAGCTGGAATCTTTCCGTAGTAGACCAACTCTCCCTCATAGGTGCTGTCAGGGGCGGGGTAAACCGCTATCTCAGTACCAACGTGTGTGAACGAGTTCGGACGGCCAACGGCACTTGAGGCCGCTCTCCGTTTGTTAATTTCTTCATTCGTAATGAAGTTAAGAGGCTGAACAGGATTAGTCAGCAAGATAAGCTGCACAGTTTGAATCCAGTCAGGAGGCGTAGCGGAATAACGAGCATCAATACTAGCGCGTGATCTAACGATCATATTTCTATGCCGTATAGAGCGGTTGTATTGTGCTTCTGACAAAGTAATAAAGTCTGGGATCACAGAGGTTAAATCATCACGATTTAACCAATCTGCAACCGAGGACTTCAACTCGCTATAGGTGGTGATAGCCATTTAGACCTTACCGCCTCGCGTTCTAAACGCTCTGTTGTCAGGATCGTTAAGCCACTTCTTAAAAGCCTTCTCGTCTTTGAGAATGCCTTTAGCCTTTAGTTCATGCAAAAGCGTAAGTGGGATCGACGCAACTTTAGTCTTAAATCCATCACCCCAAGATTGATGTCGATCTGTCTCATTGAATAAACGTTTGTTTGATTCAATGATGTCAGTAACATCAGTCTGAGTCTGAATGACTATAGAGTCATCAGACTCACGGCCACTAGACGACTCTTCGTAACCGAAGGTCGTCTTAGTTTTCGTCAGAGAGTCGTATTCAAGAACTTTTTTAAATTCAGTCATGTCGATCCCAATCCACTAAGAAGTGGTCAAGTCAGCTACGATGCCAAGGCCGGACTCTGCATCGACTCTCAACGAGCCTTCAAAGATGACCATTTCTTTATGAGCATCACCAGTCTTAGCCAACTCAACGTTCTGAATGTTTCTCAGAACAGATAGAGACAGTAGATCTGGATCTAGCACATAAGCATCACGCTCACGCTGGAAGCGGTTCGGAACGATAGAAACTGATCCGAAGTCGCTGACATAGACATCAGCAGCGCCGATTATCGTGGTAGGGCTATCACCAGGAGCCATGTAACGTTGCGCAGCAATACCAGCAAACGCACTTGCAGCAGCCTTATTAAAAGGCCCAGTCATAACCATTGATGGGTCGCCACCTTCCGTCCAACAAGCCTGTAGCACTGTCTTTAACTGCGCTTCACTGAATGCCCGTTGGGTTCCATCGGTACGAGCAGCATTGACCACACCGCCAGAGGTGGTGGGGTCTGCACCGCCGCTACCCTTGCTGGTATTAGTCTTGATGTAAGCAGAAAGAGATGCACCTTTGCGTGCAGCGGAAGTTGATCCTGCAACGGCAGCTTGGTTCACGCCGCAGATGTTAAACTCAATATCACGCTTTAGCTCATTACCAGCTTTCACCAGTTGATATGCGCGAGTATTAGAATTACCAGCACTGTCAATAACCTCTAAGTTATCAGCGATGATGAAATCCTTACGCATAATCTGAGTATAATTTCCCAAACGTACAGTTGGGGTTATAGCTGTAAAAGAAGCTAGGTCATCGCCGTCGATGTTTGCATTCACACCGGCACTTGCGAGCGAATCGCTTGTCCACTCATAGAAAGTGTTAGATACACTGCCGCTACCAATGTTTGATACCAGCGGTGTCGTTTGTGGCGATATGTTGTAAACCACATCGGCTAACTCTTCACGAATGCCAATTGCACTGTAC